AGCTTTGGTTGTTGTGGAAGCTTTGGTTGTTGTGGAAGCTTTGGTTGTTGTGGAAGCTTTGGTTGTTGTGGAAGCTTTGGTTGTTGTGGAAGCTTTGGTTGTTGTGGAAGCTTTGGTTGTTGTGGAACATCTATTTTTGAAATTACATTATTTATTTTATTTGATGTTTCATTTATCTTAGATTCTACTTTATTACTCATCGCCATTATTTTTTTTGCCGCTAATTGTTGAGCATCTTTCGCCGCAACAAAAGCACCGACCGCTTTATCCAATCCCAAAGTTAATCCTGGTTGCACTCGTTCAGCCGAATCCATAACTTTATTTAAAGTATCTATCATCAAATTTGTCATTCTTTCAAACAATTTAAATGCTGGCATTGTAACAGCGTGTATCATTCTAACCACCGATATTACCTGTCCCGCGCCTGGAACAGCCTGTGCCGCATTTAATCCCGCTCTTATCCCGGCTTTTCCAATACTTTCCTGTGTTTTCTCTGCTATATCTACTACCTCGTCCGCCTTAGCTCTTACCAATGGCAACGCTTCGTCGCCTATCTGTAATAAAGACTTCAATTGCACTTTCGACATTTCTGTTATTGCGTCCTGCATCTTTTTTATTTGTGATTTCAATTCATCGTCATTTAATATTGCATTTGTTATTTTTGCACCATCTTTTATCATTTCTTTTGAAGCAACTCCTACAATTTTCATTCCTTTACTAAATAAGTCGGATGATTTTAATATTTGTTCATCGAGTGCCTTTCCGTCTATGTCTGGAGTTACTCCTGCCATAGCTAAATATTTTTCTACCGCTTTATTCATCAAAAGAACATACGTTTTAGAAGCATTTTTTATTATAGTAACTGGCAATTGTGATAAAGATGAAAAAACAGCGTTTCCGATTGATGGTATTTGAGGTTGGAGTGGTATGGGAGAAGATAATGATAAACTATCCTCTCCTTTTTCTACTTTTTCTACTTTTTTATTCTGTTTTTTTGATTTCTTTTTACCCTTTTTCTTTGGTGGCATTATTAATATAACTCTATATTTTTTTCTTCCGCCCATTTTAAGAACCCTATACTTTTTTCCACATCAAAAGAACTGCCTAGCATATCTTTCGCTATTTCATAAGCAATCGTTTCTTTTTCTGTAAGATTTTTTAAAAATTCTTCTATATGTTTATCATTCTTTGTCATTTAAAATAATAATACAATATTATTTTAAATCAATTTCTAGAAATCATACAAACTATATCTTTGTTTTTGTATGTTTTTGTCTTTAATAATAACTTTGTCATTTGTGTTTCTATTTTATAGCCATTTTCTAAGAAAAAATTAAATAATATATCTATATTATCTGCTGACAAATATTCGCCAGTATTGCCTGGATTTAATATAGTGTTTACGCAATGTGGTTGCGAATCACAACCATAAAAATGGTCGTATGGAGAGTTTTTCTCCCTTGATATTACTTTTATTATTGTATTAAGAGGTTCGTCTAACTTTGGTTTATTTTTACATACTAAAATCTTTCTATAACATTTGTGTATTTTATCTAGATAAACATATGATAATATCGTATGAACGGTCATTTATATATTTTTAGAATAAAATTAATATTTTAATATGTTTTTATATTAAAATATGATTGGAGGTAAATTAATTGCCGAAGGTGGTTTTGGTTGTGTATTTCATCCTGGTTTTAATGAAGATGGGGATGAAATAAAAGAAGAAAAATATGCCACAAAAATACAAGTAGAAAATGAAAGCGCATTAAACGAGGTTAAAATTGGGAAAATTATATCAAATCTAGATGGTTATATTAATCATTTTTCACCAATCATCGGCGTGGACGATTTAAACTTGAAAAAATTTAAATTTAATAAATACAAAAAATGTTCTATTCTTAAATCTAGACCAAAAAAGAAAAAATTTATTTTAATGAAACTTGATTATATTAAAGGTTCTCCTTTTATTGATTATATTATTAAACAAGGGAATACTATCCAGTTAATAAACAATCTTATACATAGTTATAATCATTTACTTAATGGAATTTCTATTCTTACCCATAATAAAGTAGTCCATTTTGATTTGAAAGGTGATAATATTTTGTTTGATGAATTCCGAAAAATACCTATACTAATTGATTTTGGTCTTTCTATTTTATTTGATGATATAAATGCAATTTCAACAAATACTTTATTCCTCAATAAATATTTCTATATTTTTGCCCCTGAATATTACATATGGCCTATCGAAGTTCATTATTTGTGTTATATATTAAATGAAAAAAATACTTGTAGCAATGAAGATTTAAATAGTATCATTGACGAATATATTTCCAATAATCCTGCTTTTTTTAACTTTTCAAAAAATTTTATGAAAAAATACAAAGAAAAATGCTTTCATCAATTAAAATATTATAATAGATTTGAATCAAATGAGCGAATATTAACAATCTTAAAATATTGGAATACTTGGGATAATTATGCGCTTTCTATTCTATATTTAAAATTTTTAAGATATTTGAATATTGGTGGATTTGATAATAACAAATTTACTATATATTTTAGTCAGTTCTTGTTACATAATATCAATCCTAATCCTGAAGAAAGATTATCATTAGATGATACAAAATATGAATTTAATAAATTTCTTTTCGATGAAAAAATAAACAACATAATTTCTTTTAAAAATGTAGCTAGATCTTTTGCGAAAAATCGAAAATATTTTGACAAAGCTTTAAAACAACATAAACAGCAAAATCAAACTCTGAATAATTTAATCAAAAAAATATAGAGTTTTTCTCTCCCCGACAATAATAATTTTAAAAATATATATTAAAATTTAAAATATACATTTTTATTTAACGTCGTCTTTTACTTTTACGTTTCTTTTTACTTTTACGAGACTTTCGGCTCTTTTTGCGAGACTTGCGTCCTCCTTTTTTACTTTTACGAGACTTTCGGCTCTTTTTGCGAGACTTGCGTCTACGTTTTCTTTTACCACCAGATTGATCGCTTGATTCGCTGTCGGCATCGGCCCCCGCGTCTTCACTGCTGGCATCATCCTCTGCTTTGCTAGAACTGTCGTCTTCGTCCGCACCTCCTCTTTGTCTTTTGCGAGAACGTTTGCGTCTTTTACGTTTGCCTCCTTCTTGTTTTTCAGGTTCAGCTTCTACTTTCTCAGATGAATCGAATTTCGCAGCATGTTTGGCAACACCACTGCCACCCTTCTGTTTTTTGTATGATTTCTTGGCAAGCATCAAAACATTTTTGAATGACATACCGGCGTTCTGAGAACGCACTTGTTTTACGTGAGTCAACCATTTATTTGGCATTATATATTATTAAGAGATTTAAAAATAAAAATTGATTAAAAAAAAATAATAGGTTATGTTTCTAAATCACGATGGTAAAAAACAAGAACGGAGGAAATCGCCACAAAAAAATGGCTTCAAAAAATAGCAAACCAGTTACTATAAATCGCAAAGTTCGCCTTGCGCGAAGTCCGTATGAATTATACGCAAAAGTATTAAAATGTTATGGACAAGGAAGATTTCTTGTATTATGCAATGACAACCTTGAACGTATATTAATTATTGCTAGAAAATTTAAAGGTAGAAACAAAAGAGATAATATTGTGGCCGAAGGAGGGATTGTATTAATTGGGAAGAGAGAGTTCGAAATTAGAGATCCTAAAAAAAAAGAGCACGTTGATTTACTATATGTGTACTCGCCTTCAAATATTTCTAAACTTAAAAAAGATCCTAATTTTAGAAATGATATATTGCTCGATGAAATAGATGGTTCTAAAAAAGATGAAGATTCATTTACATTTTCAAATTATGTTAATAACGACCAAGAAAATATGAATACAAAAATTCAAGAGAAACTTTCTATAAAAGCAGCAACAACATTAGAAAACAATAAAGATGACGAATTTGATTTTGACGATATCTAATCTATAAGTGCTTTAACATTCGTTATATTTAATATTGTCTCTTTTTCTAAATCTAATATATTTCCTATTTGGTCGGTTTCTCCACATAATTCATATCTACAAACAGGACAACAATTTTTCTCTTCTTTCAGCCATTTTAATATATATTTTTCTTTATATTTATGATTACAAGGCAATCCCGTTATTTCTTCACCTTCTTTGAATTTTTCCAATGAAATAGGACAAGTTTCTTCCTTCATATCCTCTGTAAATTTTATATTTTTCAACTGTTTTAATCCATTCGAGGATATAGTTTTTTTATCTTTTCTCAAAAGCAATTCCATCGTTTTCATAAAAAAATCATTATAATCATCCATTCTATATAATTAAAATATTGGTTAGTTTTTAATTATATTTAAATCAACAATACTTTTGCTCGATTTTCCAAATCTTCATATCGGTCAATATTTAATAGTGATTTCAACATATCGATTGGCGTTACTTTTTGTAATTCTTCCATGCCTTTTTCACTAAAAACATTTAACAGCGATGAATTATAACCTGAAAACATAGTTACATTTTCTTCTGTGGTTTTTGTTGGAAATCCAGTTGTTGTTCTTAAATTCCAATATAGTATATGGGGAACAGGATAAGGTTTTCTATATTTGCTTTCTAATCCAGCCAATTCAAACATTTGACGCAATCGGGTTTGCAATACACCTCTATTATCCGTATAAGCATAATCTATCTGCATGTCTGAAAATATAGCCAATACCATATTTTCTACTTCATCAGGACTAACGTCGTTTTCTATCAACGCTTCTAATATCATTCGCATCGCCGCATCCAAATCGGTATTCATACCCCACGGTGCTTCTTTTAATTTCATCACTTTCTCAGCCAATGTTTTAGCTTCATCTAAATTAACCCAAGTAGGTTCTTGTGAAAAAGTCATTACTCTATTTTTAAAGGCCTCGTGAGTTATTTCGGACAACCTTATACTCAACCCAATCGCGTTGTAAAGTGGAATACAATCGTCCGCTGTCATCGAACCCGATGTATCACATAATGGTATAATTTTTATAGTTTGCGCGACATTGTTATTTTTATTATCTTCCCATTGGGCGTTAATTATATTTAATTGGTCGGCGGCATCTTCTCCATAGAGACTATATTTCACAACATCTCTTACATATTCATATAAATCACACCTCTTTCCATTCACTTTTTTATCTCCCTTGTTATTTTTCACGTCATCCAAATGTTGTTTTATATTCGCGGCACAATATTTTCTATCTTCCAAATCATACCTTTCTGTCAATCTGGAACCAACTTTCTTCTGATTTAATAGCGACATCATCTGTTTATTCAAAGTTTTACTTGTAAGTTGTCTTGGTTCTATATTAGACCACTTTTTACCACACATCTTGACTTGAACGGTGTTTAATCTTTCATTTAATCCCGACAATAATTTTCTATAATTGCTATTTGCTTTTCTCATCGCTTTAACCTGTTGTTCTTGCGTATTCGCAGTGGTAAAATAATAATTGAAATAATCTTTTGCCAATAATGTAGAAAGCCATCCAAATTTTTTACTTTTTTCACGCGGAATCCATCTACCCAACAACAATAATTGCGAATCATCCTTTTTTTTAATTTCTTCATTGAGATAATGATTTGTTAATTTTACAATATACATAATAAACGGATGACTGATGTTGTTACTAGATTTTTTTATATAATTACAAAAGTATTTTACATCTTTCCAACTTCCATATTGATGTTGGTTGGGAATATACACAAATTTTTCAAACAAATAAAAAGCCAATTGCTCTGAATAATTATATAATTTATACAACATCATATATGATAAATCCATTTCTCCTTTACCCTTGCCCGCCACATCGCGTACATTTGCGATCATCTTATAAAATGATATAATTAGCGAAATATTTTGTGTTTTTTCTGCAAAAAGACTTTCCAGAATGCATTCAACTTCCATCTCCAACTCACGCATATCTTTTGTTCGGACTAATTGAAAATATAATTCAACTATTCGCTCTTGGAGAACTTGTTTGGATATACCTTCGCTGCGCTTATATTCTACATGTCCTTTTTCGCCAAATTGTATTTGATTTTTATCCAATGCTTTTATGAGATTCATTCTTAAAATTATAATAGGTTATTCTTTTAAATCAATTTTTTCGAGTTTTATTTTTCCGGATATCTTTCCGGATATCTTTCCGAATATATATCCGTTTTCTAGTTTTGTCACCAGTTGGTTTCTTTTTTTCATTATAAAATATATATAAACTATTCATATCCTGAAAAAGATTTATAGTATTTCTCCACGTCAAATCTTGTATTTTTGTAAATTCCTGAATAAAATCAAATTTTTTCGGATCTTTCAAAAAAGAATATATATCTTCTGGAAATATATCTATATTATATTTTAACATGCTCGAAATACTATATTTTTTATTACTATGATTACTATGTTTTTTTAATAAAAATAACAAATTATCTTTCGACACTTTTTTATTGGTCAATAATATATTTTCTTGTTTTATATTTACTAATTCATTTGATTGATTTATATAAAGATAGTTTATTTTTATACTTGATGGCTCTTCGCTATAAAAATCATTGTATAATTCATCATTCTTTTTTATTTTTTCTAACCAATCGTCGTTTTCTTCTTCTATAAATTCAAATACTTTATTCATAATTAAAATTATAACTGAAAAAAGATTTATAATTTTAACGAGTTTCAATGTCTTCATATAAAATTATTCCCCCGTGAGTGGATTCTTCTTCACTCAATCCTTTTTGACAGACATTGCAAGGTTCTGGTTGCGGCATCTAGTATACTAGCTGGCGATTGCGAGGCTGATAAAACTTCTTCTTCTCCTTCTTCTCCTTCTTCGTCTTCTTCTTCGCTTTCAGTATGATACATATATTTTTGGGCCATAGCTAAAGTTAAGGCCATATCTTTTTCTTTCTCTAATTCATCAAAATCATAATTTTTTACAGGTTCGATTTTCGGTTCTTTCTTTTCTTTCTTTTCTTTTTGTTCTTTTTTTTTAACTTGTGGTATAAATGTTACTTCTCCTCTTCCTATTTGTCTAAATTTACTATTTTTTAAATCTGTCATGGGTCGGTTATTGCGATATTTCCCCCTTCTAAATTTATTTCTCGTATTATCTGAGCTTTCTCGAGAATATCTATTATTTGATTGCGGACTACTATTTCCCATATTAAATCTTCTATTAGTTCCGGTATTATTTCTCGTGCTGTCTGAGCTTTCTCGTGGCTTAAATGTATCCGACGAAGGTTTTTTAAAGGTATTTTCTTTTAACATAGCAAATCTGTTTTTATCTGACATTGTGTATAATTATATTAATATTTTTTTAAATATATTCAATTTTTAATATATTTAAAACTTATTTAAAGAATAAACAAGTTGTTTATATGTCTCTTACCAGCAAAAAAAGTTGTTACTAGTTGAAATTTCATATTTATATCATATAGTTTACAAGAGGCAGCATAATTTTGTATAAATTCAATTTGTTATTATAATAAATTGATTAGAATTTATATGATAAAATTATTGTAATTTTACCATATGCCAATTACTCTATGTATTCCGAAAGTAAATTATAAGTATTCTAATAAACAAATTTATAACATATTTCAGCCTTATAATTTTGGTCGAATAGAATATATTAGTATCGTCCCAAATGCCATCAAGAGTTGGAAAATTTATATCAAATACTATTATTGGTATTATAATGATAGAAATAACAAGATAAAAAAACTGTTGTCTCAAGAAAACGGCCATTTCAAAATAATGACTACTGAGCCAGAATATTGGAAATGCTTCATCGCGAAGTCTGCTTCAAAATAGTTTCTGTTATTATATAATTTGATCTTGCGTCGTATTGAACTTGGGAAATTTTGTATCCCTCTTTTTTTAAATCTTGTTTTGTGATTTTTTTCATTGAAATATACCAATCAATTCTTTTCACTGTCTTTTTGTGTCTTGGTAGTATATTTCCCCTTGTTATATTGTAATGTAACAATTCTTTCCCTGGTTTTTTGGTTTTAATGTTATGTACTCTATGTAAATGGGAGCCCAAAAAGCATTTTTGGGCAAACCCTTTTACAGTTCCTTCTTTTTTACAAATTTCACATTGAAATGGTTTTTCATGTTCTGCTGTATGCTTTGAATATATATGATTCGTCAAACATATTTTAGGACCAGTTGTTTCAAAGTTACATTCCCTACAAGACCAAAGTATATTTTTTTGTTGCTTATTTCTCCTATAATAAGCAGTATTCGGCGCTATATCTTGAACGTCCATTATTATTTAATAAATAAATATTTATGTATTTTTTAATTCAATTTTTTGACAATTAATTGTATTTTTTGAAAAATGCAATTAAAAAATGTGAGCCATCGCTCACCATTCTTCCCTCCAATAACGTATTTAAGAACACATCATTCACGCTTTTTTCAATTGCGCTTGCTGCTCCATATAAGTCGCTGCTTGCTCGCTAAGACAACTAAAATCTTCTTCAATTTCTCCATCACTTTCATCATCCTTACGGTCCTCCGTGCGATAAAAATCCTGCACGATGCGTCTTGAGTATTCTTCTTCAACGAGGACATCGCTTTCATCTTGAACCTTCGCCAATACTGCTTTGTGTTCCATTTGTCTTGCCCTAATTGGATCATCGCGGGGCGAACATGCTTTTTGATTTTGATGCTTGCGCTGTAATAGCATATCATCATTCACGACTTGCTGTGGAACAAACGCACTTGCTGTTGCGTCCATATTGCTAGACAAATCAACCGTTTGGCGCCTTCTTACCCTCTTAGGGCGGAATTTTGGGTTCATTGCTTTGCTGATGCTAATTTTCCAGAACCAACCCTCTGGATGCCTATCATTAACATCGTAAGTATAAGCAACTTGTTCTCCTGCCTGAAGACGCCGCAATACTATAGCTGGTTCTGAACCACAATACCACCCGTTTGGTCGAAAATGGATGAAAGCCTTTTGGTATGAACCACAATTAATGAGGTCCACGTGGTCGATTTCACCCCACCCGGCGTTACATATACAAGCGAATATGCGCTTCTTGGTGATGTTCGCAAATACGCGAGGAATACATAAGACAACACCGTTCTCATCTCGAGAATTCGTGTCGAACGCCCATTCGGCATTTTGTTGCTTGCGCTGTGCTGCTGGATTCATATTGTTTTGGATATTAGAACTTTGGGTTGAAGTAAATTTAACTTGATTTGACATTTGTTGGGTAATAATATCCAAGGCACTTAATATAATTCAATTTTTTATGAAAAGCTTTCTTGTTAAGAAGATATGCCAAGATTTTTATCTATAATTGATATATAATAATGTCTATCATATATCAAAAAAGTAACATTTCTATTACACTCGAAAAAAATAAAAGTTATAATATGTTAATACAAGATTTTGATAAATATAAAAATTACCATAATAACATACTCAAAATATTAAAAGATTACAAATATATCAGCGTAACCTCAAGTGAGAAAAATAAAGAACAAGCTTTTATTAAATTTGAATCAAGCGACGTAATACCTTTAAAGGAATTATTAAAGTCAAAACAAAATCAGTTGGGTTATAAGCAATCAGAAACTTTATTTATTTCCTTGTCAAATCAAACTATGAATTTAGAAAAAGATATGGTCTCTAACTTGTTTTTTAGTATTGATGATATTGTGGTTATAAATTCTTCTTCGGCGGTGCCTATTTTCTTATATTTAAATACTCAATTTTTCTCTCCCATTGAAGACAATTTTGTTGAAATATCTTCTCCTTTTATGAAAAATAAATTATTCATTTCACCTGAATTAAAGGAGTTAAAAGATATTCCTTCAAAAATTCATTTTAAATCAACGTATTATTCAATCGGTCTATTAATATGTTTTTGTATTAATAGAGAAGACTTTAAAACAAAAGACTTGGAACAAGCTATTGGTGTTATATTACATACAAAATTGTATTTTGCTTTAAAAAGATGTTTTGAATTTAAACCATCTGATAGATTTCTTTTATATATTTAATATATAATGTCATCCCTATATTTAATGGCAAAAAAAGCCAAAATGAATAAAAAAAGAAAAGAAATGAACCATCGCAGTCCTTTTTTTTTAAATATGACTCATACTGGTCGATTAATTACATTTTGTAATTCAAATTCACCAACTCCATCAAAACAATCGTGTTACGGACAATATATGAAAAAAAAAGTAAGAGAATTTGTCGATAATCGTTCTGATGTTGGTGTTAAGAGAATGCCTGATAATTCTAGTAGTTTATATACGGCAAATAAAACTTCACAAACACTCGCTGACGAAGCTTGCTGCACGACTGTCATACCTGTATGTAAAAATGATTGTGTTGGAAGTAATAGAAAAAGAGCCAATGTGACAAAAGATTTACCATATAAATCAGCATCTTGGAAAATTGCGAAAGCAAAAGCACATAGAAAATGCATGTGTAATGCTGATTATAAATTAAATACGTATGAAACACCTATATACGGTAATCAGCCAACAGGTTGTCGCGGTACTTAAATAATTCAGTGTAATTTTTCCTAATATATTTATTGCAAATTACACTAAATCTTATATATGATAAAATATCAGTTCTCATAATTTTAGCACAATGCGGACATAAATAAACATGAAATTCGTGTATTTTATTTTTACGTGTAATAACCGAAAATACGAATGTCTTACTTGTTATGCTATAACAATTAAAACACGCTTGAAACCACCCGTCTTCTGGTAAATGCGATTCGCGACAAACGTGTATCTCTTTTAAAATTTTCATATTATTATATTAAAACATAATTTAGAAAGAAATATTACGCTATAACTTTATCTATCTATATGTTATATGGTACGTTCAAATAGAAGATCGAGACGACGAAGTCGTTCCCAACGTGGTGGATTTTTGGGAGGATTATTTAATTGGGGAAAAGAAAAATCCGAAAAAGCAAAAGAAACAATTGAAGCGGCGGGGACGGCAAGTGTCGATGCCGTAACTGGTGGTCCAGAAGCAATCAAGGAACGCATGGCAATGGGTGGCGTAGAACCAGTTTATGCACATTCCCCACATAGCGGCGGTAGAAGAAGAAGAAGAAGAAAAAGTAAAAGAAGAAAAAGCAGAAGAAGAAAAAGCAGAAGAAGAAAAAGTAAAAAACGTAGAAAAACCAAACGCAAACGTAGAAGATAATTTAATTAATTAATAGTTAATAATTAATTAAAACCAATATTTACCGGCATAAGCATATCTAGACATCAATATAGAACCTGCAACAGCCCAAGATGCAGCATCCCTCCAATCAGAATTTGCATGAACTCCTCTTAATCCACTTGCCAAAATTAAAGAACTTGTTACACCCATGCCTACAATTAAGGCGGCTGTTAATTGTTCTGTAGCATTTGTTAAGCCATTCATATATAGTATCTTTATATATTTTTATATCTTATACGAATAAATTCTATTACTTTTATATTAATAGAATTTATATGGGAGGAACATACTCAAAAACCATCAGCGACGAATTCGAACAAAAAAAATATTTATACGAAAGAGATTTCTTTAATAAAGCAGATTGTCGAGCAATAAAACAAGTATGCGATGATTTAGCAAAGCAACCTTTATATGTAAGGTCATATGGTCCAAATAATGCTTCTGTTAATAATAGAACAAGAACACAGGCTATTCTGTATTGCGAAAATTTTGTAACAGAAAATGAAAAAAAATATAAAAAAATATCAGAGTATTTTGATTATTGTGCTCAGAGTTTATTCCCAATTATTATGCCACATGTATATCCACTTGTAAAGGAAATATTCAAAAGTGATTGGAAAATATTAAGAGCCACCATTATGTATACTGAAAATGGTTGTCCTGAACAAGAAGTTCATCATGACAACAACCCCGGAGATAATGTATTTTTTATGTCAATCCCTTTACATCCTACACCTATAGAACAAGGTCCTACTATTTTTTATGATGATAGAACCGTCCATAAATATAGAAATCCAAAAGCAAGTAATCCAGATTTTAACACATACAATAATTTAGGATATTTAAAGGATATGAAAGGAAAAACTAAAGAAGATTTTATCAAAGCAAGAAAACAATTTGCATCCAATTTGGGAGATATTAGTCTACATCGCGACACTACACTACACAGTGGTGGTGCTAATACAACTAAATTTACAAGAAAATTCATTTTCTTAACAGGCGGTCTTCCTAGCACATATTGGAAAGACTTTTTTGATTATGATAAAAGATATGGAATACAAATATGCAATTCACAGCAATATGTTGGTGACCCCGATGACCCAAATGCTAAACCACCTACGGGGTTATATTAATTATATTAATTATTGTTTAATCAAGTTATTAAACAATAATAAATGATGCTGGTTGGAGTTATTAAGTCGTTATTAGATTTTTGCTGTATCCAACCAAATTATATTTTTAACCTCCGGCAATCCTGGCCCTTCGTGGATGTTACCTTCATCGGTTAGGTCTTCTTTGATCTTCTCTTCTTTCAAACAATGGCTTGATATAAGGTCAAGGGAAAGTCTCTGAAGAAAGATCCAGAGACACGAGCATCTCTACAGATGACTTTAAAGTAATTATGAATACAAGTGGCCACTTGTGCGGGAATCGATAATAGTTATTCATATCCGAAATACGTTCCACTAAAAAAAATAGCGGCTGTAAATAAATGGATGATAAAATATTTAAACTTTCATACTTGGATGAAAGCTTATGGCGGGTAATTTACCCACCGACGACTATTATTATTATTATTAGAATGTGTTGCTGTATGATATCCATATTAACATAATAATTTCCCTTTAAATACTTTTGAATGTTATTATTATTGTGCATAAATAAGCGTCCAACTTCGAGCCGTTGTGTTATATTTTTCCCTGTTATTCTTATACTCGTCCGCTATATCTGGCACCAATGGGTCGTCTGGATTAGGGTCATCTAATAAAGAACAAATAGAAAGCAACACTTTCGTTATTGTCAATGCTGGACTCCACTGATCTTTCAAAATATCAAGACAAATTCCTCCAGAACTATTAATATTTGGATGATATATATTTGTCATAAATTTCACCTTTGGTGGTTTAAATGGATAATCTCCAGGAAAAATAATATCCAATCTAAATATCCCCCCTTCATAAACTGAATCATGCGGACCCAATACCGTTGCTTCCCAATGATATAAATCGTCATCTATTGGTCCAGCACTACAATTCGCAGGTGGGTCTTTATGAAATATGCTAAGTTCTCGACTTATTCGTTGGGATGTTGCCATTTAATATAACATAAGATTTTGTCTTTAATACTCTTTACTTAATAAAAAAATGGGAGCCCATTCTTTTTTTTATTTTTTTTATTTTTATAATTTTTCTGAATTATCCAAGACCATATTCATCAATTCGCGCTTCTTTGCTTGAACCACTTGACAATACTCATCCATCGAACACGTCTTGTCGCCTTCTAATTTTGTAACAAAATGATATACATTTACATTTTTCGTCTGTCCTATCCTATGCGCCCTTGCTACGGCTTGGTCTTCTACCGCTGGATTCCAATGTGGGCTTGTAAAATATACGTTATTATACGCCTGTAAATTTAATCCCTCGCTTCCACTCTTAATTTGAATCAACAATACGTCTGGCGTTAGAAATTCCGCTATTTTTTTTCCGATGTCTGAAGACAATCCTTTATATCTCATGCTAATTCTATACAATACTTTTTGGACGAAACGGTCATTATTTCCAGATAAAATGGTCTTGCGTTCTTTCGATTTAGTTCTGCCATCTAGAACCGAAACCGACAGTCCTTTCAACCGTAACAACTTATTCAATCTGTCGCTTTCCGAACGATAATGTGTAAATACTAATTTCGAACCTTCTTCTTTATGAGTTGATATATGTTCGGCAACAGCTGTTAATTTTGTATGTGTAACAACTTGTTTTAATTCAGCTACATCTAGTCCTTCTATTATTCCAAAATGAAACGCTTTATTTGTAACTATCTCTGGAATTAAACAGCATTGCCTTGCCGCTGTCATTGTCGCAAACATACTTCGCCCTTCAAACAATTCCGCAATAATACGATCTACGTTTTCAACCGTGACGTCTTGAAATCGTATTTGATTGTGGATTTGGATTGCCATATTATATTCATTTTCGTGTTTCGAACTTAATAAAACTGGTATTTCGAAAATTGATTTTTTAGGCATTCTTATACCAACGCTACTCTTAGTTCTACCCAATACAAACTTTCTAATGGTGTCTCTATTAACCATATGAGGCATTATATCTAACGGCATTAATAACGAATGTAAATCATTTGCCACATTCTGTATGGGAGTTCCAGTTACAAACCATTTGATCTTTCCCCCCAATTCTTTCATTCCTTTATACTTTTTAGATCTACGATTTCGCAAATGATGTGCCTCGTCATATATAATACGGTCCCATTCCCAATTGGGAATTTTCCGTTTTTTACATGATTTTTCGATCATACTTTGCCATAGCGGAGAACACCATTTCTCATCTTTACGTTTCGAAATCATTCCATAAGACGTAATCCATACATTGTTTGCGAATAGCGTCTGGAATGTATGACACTTTCCTTCTCCGCCTTCTTTATATGTGGTGTTTTTAAATATTGGAATTGGAGAACCAGATTTTGACTTTCCGATACAGTTTACTAATGGAGCAAATCTTTCAATCGCATCCTTCCATTGGTTTAATAGCGCCGGCGGCACTACTATAAGAGTATGTGGTTTTGGATTGGCAACAATAGTCGCAATCATGAGAATGGTTTTACCCAACCCCATTTCATCTGCTAGAATACCGCCTTCGTATCCGTGTTCTAGTTCGCGTTTCAAACACCATTCAATTCCAGATAGTTGATGTTGTTTGGCTGATAATAGTGGGTTTGATTTTACCCATTTTACTGCTTTCTGTGATAATTCTTGATTTAACATTTTTCATTTGATATTGTATGATGTATAATAAATATCAAAGATGATTTATTTTATTCAATTTTTATACAATACTAATGTTAGGCTTAGGGTATATAAGTTCAATTAAAAAATGTGAGCCTTCGCTCACCATTCTTCCCTCCAATAACGTATTTAAGAACACATTATTATAATTACATAGTTAAACTATTCAATTAGTCATACCACCCGTCCAACGTCACCGTTTCTACTGCCCCGTGATATTGTTCCTCGATGATTCCGTCGTCATCCTCATCCTCCTCCATCGCCATATCGCCCCAATTACCATTGACTATATCGTAATTCGTTGATAATTCAACCATCGAGCTTTGCTTCTCTTCTATTTCGGCTTCATACATCGCGTCTTCTTTTTCCTCCGAAATTTCCTTAAGCGATTTGAATTTCACCGGTTCATCGCTGGCTTCAATCACCAATTGTTTGCCCCAACTACCGGTTACACTCTTAGGCTTACACACTTTCGGCCCAACAATTTCAACGCGACATTCGTCTTCTTCATTTAAGGCCGCAAATTTATTGCTTGTCGAACGTTCTACAATCTGACCGCTTCGACCAGCGCGCGAAATCGTATCCTTGAACTTCTTGTTATTAACCATGCCCCAATTTGCGATGCTGTTCTTTGGTTCAACCTTCGGGCGAAATTGACGCGACCTTTGGTATGGTTGTCTTCTGAAATTAGACCTACTATCACCACCCCTTGGTTGCCTCCGCATGGCCCATTGCCTCTTATTTTTCGCCAAAATTTCAGGGCATACGACCTTGCCATTTGGTCCCGGGCGGTCTTTTGGATAATGACTCTGGTATATCTCTTGCGATTTGCCTATATCTTTACAGAATTTGCAAAACGGCGTGCGTTTTATTTGACTTCTTGCTTGAGCTGACATTGTTTGGATTTTAGTTTGATTTGTATTGAATTGGTTGTTGAAATCTTTTGAATTTCGTATCGACATTTAACTTAACAATCTTCAAGTGAAAAAAAGTTATTCAATTTTTTTTCAGAAGCTTTCTTGTTAAAATTAATTTTGACTAGTCCAAGTAGAATTATCAAATGAGGTATAGTGCACTGTTATTGCTCCCACATAGTCAGGTATATTTTTCATAATATGAAACTTGCGTATAGGGTTATACGGATTGTCTTTTCTATAATTATAGTTAGTTCCATATGTATATATATTATCTCCTTTTTTATTGGGGTCTCCCCATTGCGTACGAATATGATATTTTTGATTATGATGAACCCCCCATTTGCCACCGTTGTTCGTGCGAAACTCAAATACCTTCACTTTTACACCCCATTTTTTTTGTTCTTCTTCGGTATATTCAATCATATTAACAACCGGGCCTATTGTTTCATATGATTTTGACCCATTGTCTAAGCCCACTGCACTACATCCCCCACTATATGCTTGTAAATATATTTGTTGTTTTTTTATTTCTTCTTCCTCTCCCTGTTCTTTTCCTAATAATTCTTCTTCATATCTTTCTTTATCATCTTTCGCTAATTCGATAAAATGAACTTTCAGTTCTTTCGGCATGTCTTTCCACGCTTTAAGATAATATTGAAAGGCTGATTGTGGTTTCTTTATACTTGTCATATTGAATTGATTAAAAATAATGTTTAATATTAATCAATTCAATTTATTTTAGATAACTGTTTACAATATAATTTATATAAGATCGAGCATCTTCAATTTCAGTAAAATGAATAGAATAACTTTTTTTACAATCATTCAATGGAAATACAAACTTCCATTGCGCATAATTGACATCCCAACTCAAAAAAGTTTGTGTTGTATAATCATTTTTTTTATAATAATTCCAAATATTACTATGATAAATATTTTCTTTATAATTTTTTTTTATCAACATCTTTTCTGAACTAGCATACATTTTAAATATTATTAATAATTTATATTTATACTCTTTCATAATTATTATTTCCTTCGTTTATTAAACAGCTCTTACATATCGGTTCGTAACTCTTGAAATTCCCGCTCCTACACTTATACGCGCAAATACCTATAAATATCATATATAATATCAAACTAGCTATGACTATCGCATCTTTTTCCATTGTATTAAAGATAAAATAATATTTAAACATATTTTTAATATTATTTATTCAACGTTTATTAGTAAGGTCTTTTTTTTACGTCCTCTCGTTCCATATATTCTATTTCTTGTGGCGTCGATTCGCGCCCAAGTGCTGCGTTTCTTTTTGGAAATCTTCCATATGCGTGTATCGTTTCGTAATGCCCTTTCACGTGGGGTTCCATCGATTTTAACATATTGTATTCTTTATCAGATGATAAAATATTAATTGAACCGTGTGTTGCTGTTTCGCTTGGGCTTGTTATTCGTCTTTTAAAACTACTATTATCTCCATAAATCTCTTTATGCACTCTGAACCATAATGCCCCTTTTTTTTGATATCCTAGAACTTCACTATGCAAGAAAGGCATAAACGCAAACATATATTCATATCCAACCAACTGTTCTTTATATATGTTATATCCTAATTCTGCAAATAGCATAACCCCATTATCATTTTTAAACGCGTCTCCTTTTCCTCTATAAATATGACGACTAAATTGGTCTAACAAAATAATATACGCAACATAACTATCTTTTGTGTGTAGCCAACCAAATCCTTTCCCTTGTTCTGCTTCTTTTAACAAATCGCCAAACTTTTCTCGAATTTCTTCGTCATAATCTTGACTTTTCATAAACCATTTATCATAATCAGGCGTATAGCGCCCTTTTGAGAACCAGTAATCTAATATATATTTTGCTCTGGAAATATCCATTATAAATAAATTAGAAAATAGTGTTTAAATTAATTAATAACTTATGTATTAAATATTTTATGATATAATTTGTATATGATAAAATATTTAATAGGTCTTGCTGTTTTAGTTGGTATATATTTTTATATGTATTATACGCCAAAATCTATCCAAGAACCTATGGGTAATATAGTTGAACCATTTGTAGCCAGTGATAAATTTGCTGGTGCGAAAGAAGGTTATGTTTTTAAAATGGATTCGGAAGGCTTAGGGTATTATTTAGATGTCCTTGCCTAATTTACTTTCCAAAATTTTAATTCTTTCATCTTGTTTTTTAAATATGGATATAATTGTTGTATATATTTCCTCTTTCCAC